GAAGGGGTCGAGCCCGTTTCCGGGTGACTACGCGGCATTTAAGCCACAAAGGAGAATGTTCATAATGATGGAGTCGTCTTACAATGGGGTGCTCAAAGCACGGGATGAGTCGCTTCCTGCCACTGGTGTGACTGGAAGTTATACGACAATCAGCCCGTACAGAGTATACCCAGGACTGTGGTATTCAGGCAAGGCCGTCACGGCCGATGCCACCATAGCCCACGAGACTGGCTCCAAGAAGTTGCAGTTTAAAAGCTGCTTTCATTATGAAAGGTACCACGGCCCGACAACACCGCAATCGTTGTATTATATACGGTATCCAAACGTCCACTGGTACGTGGGCGCGCAGGATTTTCCGCATATATACGATCCAGGCGGTGTGGGTTCGTATCAGGTACCCCCAGAATTCGACAGTGCTCTGACTGAGCTCGCACCTTTAAGCGAGTCAATCATTCGTGAGCAGTCGGTTCTAGCTCTCCGTGACATGATGCCCTCCATCCTAGACTACGGTGGAGGGGTGTCCGTTGCCAACTTCCTGTTGGAACTTCGGGACATTAAATCAATGTTCAAACTATGGCGCCGCCCGCGGGGTAGAGATGTAGGATTCTTCCGAAACCTTTACCACAATACCGCGGCAGGCGTGTTGAACTGGGAGTTCGGCTGGAAGCCGTTTATACAGGATATGGGCAACATTGCCCGCCTGTTCGACGACGTTCATGGCCGGATCAAGCAGTGGAACGCTGACGCCCGCAAGGGGGTCATCTATGTGCGTCATGCTGACCGTACAACACACGCCAACATGGTGGATAGCAAGACTGAAGAGGTCGACCCTTATCTCGGCTGGACAAGTATATCCGCCGGAGGGTCGGTCCGCAGGTTTCGCAAGACCACCGAGGAGACGAAAGGAGCGAGGTTAGTTTACACGCTAGCCTTCAAGCCTCAGTATTGGGAGTGTGATGATGCAATCGAGTTCGCTCGATTCTTCCTTCAAGCTCTTGGTGTTGGGAATATGGCATCCGTCCTTTGGGACGCCGTGCCTTTCTCCTTTCTTCTGGATTGGGTTTATGGACTTGGTGACTTCCTTGACTCACTCGAGCAGGAAGTTATGGGTCTACCAATTCGGATCGTTGAATTCGGGTACTCCGTGAAGGCCGATAGAATACAAACCTATCGACTACGTGAAGAACATAATACCCTAGGGTACACGTTCGACTACGACACGTTTTGTCACGAAACGATGACAAAGTACTACCGAAGGCAACGAATCCCACCTCCCATCGAGCATATAGACGATGTGGATTGGGATGCATTGCTGCATTTCAAGCTTCCGAGCTTGAAGCAAGCATACCTGGGGTTAAACCTAGGCGTGGCACTCGCCACTGGTACTGACTGGTCTAAGACCAAGTCGGCACTTTCATCATTGATTGACGGGGTTTATACCGAGTAATCGGGCCCTTTCAGTTGATTGTTCACTAACCCGGTGTGATTACAAACCACACCATACTACACAGGAAAGCATATCTATGTCTTTCGCGAGTGCAGTTGTTCTGACTCTGACAGACTTGTCAGATCAGACGTTTGATGCGACATCCATACAGGCCAGTTCTACTGTCCGTAGGGATGCGACGCAGCCTCTCGACCAACCCCAAACCCTGACGATCTCGCATGAGACCACGAAGGGGGGAGCTCACGTGAATACAGCAGTAATGCTGGACCGCGTTAAGCTCGATTCGGGTGACCAGGTCACCCTCGGGTCGGCACGTGCTCTGTTGAAGTTGTCGTTCGACAACCAGATCATCACGGCCGCCGATCTCCAGGAGATGGTCGCACAGCTCAAGGAGCTATGCACCGAGGCAAATATCACGAAGCTCCTTAACAAGGAACACTAGTGATAGGACGATCGCATGCAGCATGAGCTGATGCTTTGAACATGTAAGTCCCATAATCGGCATTGTTAGAGTGTTAGTTTAAGCTGAAAGCGCCTACGCTCCATACTGAACCAGCCGCAAGGCCGATAGGTGTGGAGAGGCGCCCCATGCGATTCCCGTAACTCGCATAACCGCTCCGTTTCCAACGGAGGGTTAGACATGGATTGCTTATGAGATATGCAGAATTCTGTTAATCATCATAGCATGCTCCCGTACTGGGAGTTCCTGGCTAGCCAATTCAAGGTTAGCGAGAAATGCCGCGCCGTATTCAGAACGCGGGCTGTGTCAGAGGGTATATCCTTTCTGACCAAGACGTTACCTGCTTTAGGTAAGGACCTTGATCGGTTTCTTATCAATGGTGACGTTTTTGAAGTAACGGCTCAGTTCAAAACAGACCCCGAAGGCTACCCTCTTTTCCTCGGAAAAGAGTTCCGCCTTATTGTTGACGGGGTCCGAACCGGCGATGTGGGTCTAATAACCTGCAAACACATCAAAATTGTACGTCAGTTGACAATGATGTACTACAAGTTGGAGGTTCCCTTCGATGAAGGTACCATGGAAGCTGCTGTTGAGGATTTTGTCACTCGTGACAGACTTCTTGCGGCAAACCCAACCACGGAAGAGGTAGACCAATGCAGGAAACTGCTAGGACGCCTCCTTTGTAATCTCGATCCGTTTGAGATTATTCCGCGGCACGGTAGCGGAGCTACGGCCTGCAAAACGCGTAATGAAGACAAGTACTCTAGCTTTCGGTTTATCCCGAAGCTAGATGCGGTCTACCCATACGCTGATCACTTCTTGTTCAACTATAATCACCTCGGTGAAAGTGGTTTGCAAGATTTGATAGGGTCGGAGGTCTGTGAGAACACTCCTTCGAGGTTAGTTGCAGTGCCTAAGGATTCACGAGGGCCACGGCTCATTTGCTGTGAACCACGTGAACACCAGTATCTGCAACAGGGGCTGATGATCAGCCTTTATCAGTATATTGAGGCTCACCCTTTTACCAAGGGCTGGGTTAATTTTACTGACCAACGAATAAATCAAGAGTTGGCGCGTGAATCTTCCGTTACGGGAGAGTACGCGACTCTGGATCTTTCGGAGGCCTCAGATAGAGTCAGTATGGACGTTATACGGCGCGTGTTCCCACCTAGGTGGGTAATCGCACTAGAAACGCTCAGAACGACTCACGTGGAACTCCCGGATGGCACCATATACGGTCCCTTGCGTAAACACGCACCTATGGGATCGGCGTTGTGCTTTCCAGTCGAGGCGCTCCTCTTTTGGAGCATTATAAAGGCCTCACTCCACGTCGATGTGTGGGTATACGGTGACGATATCATTCTTCCGACCAACCTGGCTGTTAAGGCAGTTGAAAAGCTGCACAGCTTCGGTCTGAAGGTGAACACTGCTAAGTCTTGCTACAAGACACACTTCCGTGAGTCATGTGGCCTCGATGCTTATAACGGTTATGACATTGGTTACGTCAAATACCGAAGCGCCGAAGACCCTCGCAGTATATCGCGTCGACAGTCTGATATCTCATTTTGCCAGGGCATCCTTGATGCTTTCGGCCGTGAGATGTTAGGTGTTGTAGACATCGCCGACGTAACAGTCGGCCTTGTCCCCCGAGCACGTTCCTTCCGGTCATCAGATGTTATCGCCATCGGCGAGCATGCTGACAATCCGGGGCTGCGTGTAAGGTGGAATCGTCGTTTCCAGAAAATGGAAACCAAGATCAAGACAACAGTTACGAAGTCTGTGATCAGAGGCGGCTCGTATTACGAGCTTCTACGGCTAGCAGCCGTCGCCTGGCGTAACCCCGTACGGGAGATAGATGCTCCGCCCACCCGGGCTGGAGTATACAACACAACGACTAAGGTCCGATGGAAATGGACCGAGTTGTATTGATTCGACAGGGTGATCTCTAACACCTGCCAAAAACAATTGAGTGGAGCGGGCCCTTCGGGCCCGCGAGGTACAGC